ATGTGTCAGTACCTAAGCGGCCCCTTCGCAGGCTGGAGCGTTCGCGGCAACTACCTTGTCAGCCCTGACGGCGACCGCATGACCCCTGAGCGCCTTGTCGGACTGGTATGGCGCGACAAAATGGAACTCAGGCTGGCCCACTACGCCTCCAGACGCAAGGCTGAGGCCGGTAAGGCAATAGCTGGTCGCCGCCAGATGGTCAAGGTCGTTGTCGTGGACCTAGGCGACTTCCGGGAACGCCACTTCGGGAAGTCTGCTGGATGAGAGCGCCACCGTAGGGGCGCAGCCCCTACACCCCCGTGTCATTCCTCACGGCAGCGCTGCCAGCCACCGGAAGGTGCGGATACCTGCGCCCAACCATTAGGCAACTTGCGCATTGCTTGGCCGCCGACGCAGGCAAATCCGGACCGCCGTGCGCCATCTGAGCCGAGGCTAGGCAACCGTACTACATCAGCAGATGGCCCCGGCCTGCCCGCACGATGCGCCTCATCCTGAAGCGTACGAGCCTCAAGCCGATCACAGAAAGCCTTCATGCCAGGATGCGGATGCTTAGGCCAACGCTGATCCTCGCAGTTGAACGGGGTTGTGCTGTTTGCCATCGAATTGTGATGCGGCTTCGGAACAGGTGCGAGGGGCTTAGGCTTAGGGCCGGTTGAAGAGTGGATCTGGGCCACTGCAGCCGGTGAGAGCACCAATAGAACGCAAACGACAACGGCTCGGATATCCATGTCCACTCCCAGTTGATGGCCGCGAGGATACCAAACGGCACGCAGGAGGTCTCTCAGCTACCTGCCGACCACACAACTAAGGCCAGAACGGTTAGGTGCCCAACGTAGTAACCGTAAAACGCCCAGCGAGTCCTGGGCACGGGCCACCGCCACTCCCCGGCCTGCATCAGCGGCAGCGCGAGAAGTGCCCAGCCGTTGCCGTTGTAGAGGCACAGCAGCCCCATGGTGATCCAGACCCAAATGGGAAGAACGGCATACATGCGCGCCCGACGCCAGTCCCATGACCCCAGCAGCCAGTGCATGCGTCGGCCATGCTGGCGAAACCAGCCCCAAGCCGCCAGAACGAGCCACACGCCCGGCCACGCGTAATCCACGAACGGCGGCAGCGCCACCGCGCAGACGGCCACCAGCGGCCACAGGCGGCGTTGCACTGCCCATACCGCCGACGCAGCGAGAGCGAATGTGAGCAGGACGTTCAATGGCAGCAGCGAGCCAAACACGAGGTATGCCGGCAGCATGGCGGCAAGCCCCCAAATTGCGAGGCGCTTGACCGACTTCAAGGCATCGGCACCGGGCTGGGCGAGGTTGTAACCCATGACCAGGGCGAAGACGGGGAAGGCCACCCTCCCCGCTTCGGACACCACTGGCACGTACCCAAGACCGAGCGCGGTCAACACGTGATCGCCCGTCATCAACAGCACCGCCAGCCATTTCAGCAACTCACGTCCGCCGCTGGTCATAGCTTGGCCTCCCGAAGGACGGTGACGCCGCCCTTGTAATCGGGCGACTCGGGAAAGCTGCCCAACGGGCGCTGTCCGTGTTCAATCGTCGCGCCCTGCTCGGCCCGGCCACGTGCGGCAATTTCACCCCTCGCCCGATCCATTTGCGTCTGAGCATCAACGTAGCGATCTTGGCGGTGGTCGCGATACGGCTCGTATTGGCCGCGCCGAGCGACGAAGCGACACGTTGCGTCATCAAGATCGTATGACGTGCCCTGCTCAGTGATGCACGTGCAGCTAGGATCGTCATGCGCGCCCTGAGCATTGACACCACCGGCAGAAGACATGCAGAACAGTCGCGGTGCCTCACTGGGCACGCTGATGGCGCTGTCATAGACCGGAGCGCTCCACGGCTGCGAAGGGATGCGCGGAATATGCTCCTTGACGTAATCCTCAATGGTTGTCCTGGGTGTAGGCACACCCACCCCGCCCGCCGTCGCTGACGCTCCGTCGCGCGGTGCGGCCGAGCCTTGTCCAGACGTGATTTCCGGCTTGATGTCATTGCCGCCCATCCGGCCACCCATGCGCCCGAACGCGTAGTACATCAACGCCACGCCCCCAACGAGCAGGATCGGCAGCGCGATGTAGTACCAAGGGATACGGACCTCAGTGGTGTCCAACTCGGTCGACTTGTACGTGCCCATTGGGCGCTTGGGCAGCGTCTTTCGCTTGACAGTCAACGGGATCGCTTTCTCAGCGTTGGCCTCAAATCGGTCGAACTCGCGCAGGTGCACGAACTTCGTGCCGAAGCGACGGCGCACGTGGACATGTCGCTCAATCAGGTCATGCACGAACTGATCGCACTGCTTGTCGGGCGACTGGCTGACGAAGATGAAATCAAGGCCCCGATGCCGGTGCTTGGCAAGCTGCTCGACGTGGTGCGGAACCTTTGCGCCCGGTGCGCGCTTGGGCAGCATTTGGTGCTCATACGCCTCATCGACAAGCGCAACGGCACCATCGGGAAGGAACGCAGGCCAGTCGCGGAACTGCTCCGGCGTCATCTCAAGAACACCCGTCTTCGCGTAGTCGAATTCGCGGATATTGCAGGCGTACACCATGCGCCCCTGATCCTTGAACTCAAGAAGACGCTCAATTGCATGCAGGGTCTTCCCGTGTCCAGGCTGGCCCGTATACCAATAGATCATGACGCGCCTCCGCCGAGCTGGTCGGCCACGGCCTTCGGAACAATGAACACCTTCCACGTCAAACGCACGGTGAGTGCAGAAAGCACCATGGACATGACGGTGCCGACGCCGAGGTAAGAAAGCATCTGCATGGCGGGGCCATCAATGCCGCCCACGTACTGCATGATCGTCTGCTTGAGGTTAGGAAGGATGGCGTTGAAGGTGACAGTGGTAAGGCCAAACGTTGCAAGTACACGTCCAACGATGCCCGCCGCTGCCTCCTTGAAGGACCCGATAAGGTGAATGATCGCCTTTGCGATCCATGTCCAGACCATCATTAGAAACCACCTCCCATCAGGATGCGGAGCGCAAGGTATGCGCCAAAGACGAGGATAAGCGCGCGCATGACTGCGGCGAGCTGGCAGAAATATGGGACGTCTGCGCCGCTGACGGACTTGCCCATAATCACGATAGTTGGCGGCTGAGGGCACGACCCACCACCAAACATGTCACTAGTGTCAAGCATGCTGGAAGAGACGCCGATGCCCCACTTCTTTGCACTCGCAACATCCGCGCTTCCGTTACCGGGGGAAGTAACATCGCCCTGCCCTTCAAGCACATCGGCGACGCCGTTCTTATTTGTATCGGTGGGGCTGGTCGTGCTGGAATCGCCATCCTTTGCAGCAAGCCTCTCAGCGGCACATGCGGAGCGCCACTGCATCAGCAACTGTGAGTACTCCATTGCGTTGCATTCTTTGCCGGTGCACGTCGGTGTGCCTGCCTGACTGCATTGACCGCCCGAAATGTTGACCCGGCGTCGGGTATTGCAATCAATGCGCCATTGAATGCGGGCCTGTCCGCACATGATCGGCGAGCCGCTACACGACGGAGGAGCGTCACACTCATCGCCGCCGGAGAAGCTCTCTTTGACCTTCTCACCGTCAGGCCCCTCGCCCTCCTCCTCACCTTCGTCAGGCTTGCCGTCGCCATCACGGTCTCGCTTGCAGGTTCCATCCTTACCGCGCGCCTCGCCAGCGGCGCACTGATTGTCACCGGGGATGCAGCTGCCAAGCGGGGATCGAATCTGCCCGGCGGGGCACTCTTCTTGCTTCTTCTTGCACGACCCATTGACGAGCGCCATGCCATCGGGGCAAGGCTTCTCATCGGTACACGCATTGCCGACAAGCACTTTTCCCGCAGGGCATTCAGGCTCAACGGGCTGGCAAACGCCTAAACCGGCATTCCACACCATGTTCTTACCCTGGGCAGCGCAATCAGGCTTTTCGTTGCACAGCTTTCCGGTAGGGCTGTACGTACTTGTGTCGTCAGCGTTGTTCCGGAAAACCGATTCACAGCCTGACATGCAACGTACAGATCCAGATGGCGGGAAGAACGGCGTCACCTTTGAGCCCCGTGCAGCGCAAGAGCCATTCATGGCGTAGGTGCGGTATTGACCTTCAATCCATACGGTGCCGTTGAGGTACTCAAAGCGCGAAGTAATCGACGTTGTTGAAGTTGGAAAAGTCTTCTCGCACCGCTGGTTGCGATGCTGAGTTGGTGCCCTACCAGCAATGTATGCACTCAATTCAGACATGCACGCGGAGTAGGCCTGACCCTCATCGCAGCCAGCTTGGGACGTGGCGCATTGTTGTGCCTGGGCGGAGGCGCGCCCTATGCCGCAATATGCAAGGGCGATGGCGACCAAAACGTAAGCCACCCTTCGGACGAGGGCTGATGCGAATGAACGAGCAAGCCAGTTCATCACGTACCCTCGAATGCGAGCCATGCAGCGCCACAGATCGCCACGATCACGAAATACCCCATAACCCCTCCTTTCGCTCAAGAAAAAGGGGGCGAACGTTTCCGCGCGCCCCCTGCCGTTCGTTCGCGTGCCGTTACTTCGCTGCGCGCTTGGTGTAGGCCCACACCACGATGAGGGCGAGCAGGATGGCGCACGCACCGATGACCAGGCCGATGTCAGCCTTGCCACCCGCCATTTCACCGGCGATGGCCGAGCCAGGGGAGCCGGAACCGCTGGCGAGCGCCATGCCGGAGGCCATCAGGCCGGTGACAGCGGTGCCGACCTTCGCGGTGGTGGAGGCGGCAACGCGGCGGGTGGTGTTGATGATGTTCTTCATTGCAGATTTCCTCGTCATTTCAGTAGACCCCGATACGCGCCGCGCGGAATACGAGGCGCGCTTTCAACCCGATTGCCCACATGCTCACGATGGTGAAGGCAACCAAGGTTCCATCAGCCAGACTCAGGGGTGGAAGAATCGGCTGGTGGTATGGCATCCACACCGGCACCAAACACGTGCCGTCCTGCTGGATGTTCTCAGCAGCGCAACCGACGACGTAGAGCGGTGCCGGATCGGACATTGGTTACGCCTGCGCCTTGCCGGGTGCCGGGGAAGGCGTCAGCAGGCGGATGCGGCGACCGAACTCCAAGCCGCCGAATTTGTTGTTTTGCAACGACGTTGCGCACAGGTCGTAGGTGCCGATCTTGTACGGCTGCTGGTCTTCGTCCAGGCCGATGGTGAAAGGCAACGGAAAATCGTTCTCGCGCACCACGGCAGCTTTCTGCTCGCGGAACACGGTTGCGGCTTTGCCTTCGCGCGCGGGGAACGAACGAACGGCGATGTTTTCGCTGATGATCTGAACTTTCATATTGGGATTACCTTCCAAGCGATGGTCCGGCCGAATGCAAATGTCACTCGCCACGGGGACGACCAGAACTCCCCGGTGAGCTTGTCGAAATAACCGCCCTGGCACTTACGGATGTCGGCTTCACCGCCGAGCGCTTCACGTGCCGAGATGGGCGCTTTCCACCACCGCAGTTCGCGGCGGGATTCTTCATTGAGGCCACCGCAACCGTGCGTGCGGAACCCCTTCGGAAACGAAGCGGCCATGAGGCTGCTGAACTTGGATGCGTACTTGGCGAGATACCCGACTGCGTTGCGGGCCTTCTCAAACTTGCTTGAGCCATGAGGCCACCACTTGCGGTGATCGACGCGGCCAAACCACATGCCTTGGGGAACCCAAACTAGAAGGTGGTAGTGCGGTCGTCCGCGCTGGGTGAGTTCCCCGACCCACAGGTAACGGAACACCTGACCCGCGAGCCGTCGGAGCCTAGAGACAGTTCGATTGAAGTGGCCGCGCATGCGCTTAAGTAGCTCGCTAACGTCACGAGGGCCGCTACGGCTTCCGTCTCGGTAGGTGAGCGTGAGCATGTACCACGCGCCACGGCGTGATCCCTTCTTCGCTTCTTGGTCATGGAGTCGTGCACTCGTGATGACGGCCTTACGCAGCCGTTGCGCCCGCAGCTGCAGCGGGTCGATTTCGATGGAAAGACGACCGGTCTTCGACTCGGTGTCACTTGTTTTGTAATGGACAAGCCCAAGGGCCAGCGCTTCGCGCTGGCCCTCCGGGGTCAACGCGAGCGGTGCCGCCGCGAGGTACGACTTGAGAGAAGCGCCGGACGTGCGCTTATGGCGCGCGACGGTTTCTGAGGCTTGCTCAGTGCGGCGCGCAGCAGCCTGCATGAGGCCAATGGAGTCATCGAACGCAACAAGCTCTGCGCGCTGCGCAGGGGCCATGGCGTCGAGCTTGATGCGGGCGTTCTTGCCCGTGCAGCCTGCGCACAGGCCGCCGGGGAAGAAGTAGGACGTGGGGTCGCCGCAGAAGGCGCAGGTTGTGCGGCCCATCAGTCGTTCCTCGCAAGGAGGGCAACGAGCAGCAAGAAAACGATGAAGGCGATGGCGCCGGACAGAAGGGCGACAAGGAATTCGTTCATTCGAACGGACCCCGGCCGTCACCGAACAGCGTCCTGTTGCACCAATGGAATAAGAATGCGCACAGGACACCGGCTGCTGTGAGCGCAATAAAGGAGCCGATGAGGCCCCAAACCCATAGGAACGCGGACAGGAAGTCAGCACCCAATAGCGTGAAAGGCGCAGCGACGAAAGCGACAAAGATGCATGCGAGCAAGACGAGGCCGAGAACTGCGACGGCCCTACGCATGAGGACGATCATGACCAGCCCTCCCCCATGTCCTGCTGATCGAGCATGGACACGGCGTAGTCGCGGTCGGCCAATTCGGCGTAGGAGGCGGCGGCGAGCAGATCACCGCGCTTGGTTGCTTCGATCTCCTTTTCGCGCAGTTCGGCGCATGCCTGGGCGATGAAAGCCGCCTCGCGAGCGGCCTTGGCATCACGCGATAGTTCGCGCTCAACGCTCCAATCGCTGAGTCGAATAATGCCGATGTAGCCGAGCGCGAAGCACGCGCCCACCAATGCCAGTCCAGCGCAGATCCCTGCCATGACGCCCCCTACCCTGCCCCCCCAGCCCCTAGATCCCCGCCAGCGGCCTAGGGGGACCGGCTGGCGGGTGTCCACCTCCGGTGGACAGGGCGCAAAGTACACTGGGGGTGGACATGGTGTCAACGCATGGTGGACAAATGAACTTTGAGCAGATCCTCGCCCTAGCCATTGAGGCGAGCGGAGCAGCGTCAGACAGCGACCTTTCGAGGAAGCTTGGGGTGTCGCGTCAGGCCGTAAGCAACTGGCGCGGGGGAAAGAAATTCCCGGACACCGTGACGTGCGCAACCATCGCAGGTATCACAGGGATACCGCTTGCCCAGGTGCTGGGCGTGGTCGGTGAAGCCCGGGCAATCAGCCGAGAAGAGAAGGCGGTTTGGCGCAAGCTGGCGGCTACCGCGATGGCCGTGATCATCAGCGTCGGAATGGTCGCAACGCCTACTGCCGCAACGGCTTCGCCGGGTTCGGACAAGGCCGGAATGTATATTATGTTAAATAGCCGTACCTGCCACTTCAAGTACTGAGGCTTCCTTGGCACCTGCAGGCCCTCCCGCGGAACACCGGTCGGGCCCAACCCCGTCACTCTCCGCCAACCGGTTCAGGTCTTCCAAAAAAACGTCTCCAAGCCTCGATGCCGTTGTCCAAGCGTCGGTTCGCCATAGAGCCACGCCCGATACACCAATCAGGATGATGCCCCACAAAGAAGACGCAACAGAGGCAGACAGACCTACGTCAGTGGCACCGTCTATCAGTAGAAACAGAATTATTCCTCCTGAGAAAGCTGACACGAAGTAGATCGCCCAGAAAGCCAGATTCCACCTCGCTCGCTTGGTGGCAGTTGCCGCCTTGGCCTTCCAATCAATCTGTTGGGTTTTCTGATTCCACTCAACCAAGCTCCATATGTCGGCAAGATCACCCAGCATCCGACAAATCTCGGCACATGATCGATCACACACCCTTCTGACCAGCGTTGCCGTCAGATAGGCACCAAAAAGCTGGCGCGACAGAACCTCGACACTTAGTGCATCAAGATCCCGCCGATTCTTCCAATGCTGGAGGAACTCGCGTCGGCGGACGAACTGAAGATCTCTTCTTCCCATCAGCCACCGGAAGCCGCCAAGGGCCACGATGGCCACTCCCATGACCAT